ATTAGTAAATTTCTCAATCACTACAGGATTTGAATCAGTATCAAAGAACTGTCTTACCAATACGTCGAAAGTCATATTATTGAAAGAAAGATTCGCAATTGAAACCTTAACTTCAAAGTTTGCAGAGTCTCCGTCAGAAATTGAAATAAATTTGAATAGATTGTAAACTTTATTACCTCTCAACTCTGAAACCAAGAACGGTGTTTCAGGAGATTGATATCTTTGACATTTGTAAGCGATTGAAGAAGGGTCTTGTGACCTTGCTCCAGGTAACGCAACTAACTCACAATCCAAACCACGAATATAACCTTGGTTATAAGCGTCGTTTAAAGAACCAGGATAAATCTCCTCAACAAAAATCGGAACTTGTGTTCTTGATTTTCCGAAATTATCTACCCCCAAAACTTTTGTTATATATTGAGGTGAAGACGCACCCAAGGAGACTTCAAATGAGAATGTATCATTATCATTTGTAATACCCGATAATTGGAATGTACCAAAAGGATTACTTGTAACCCCTGAATATTGGTCTGTACATACCATCGTAACACCGGTAGTCGCACTTATTTCATAAACAGGGCCGTGGTTAACACTTGTACTTGTGTTTGTGAATAAAGATATACCTCTCGAACGAATTGTTGCGACAACCATATCATTGAAATCACTATATGCTGTTCCTGTAAATGTGAAAGACGCACCGGATATTGTACCACCAAATGCAGTTGTTCCAGTGTCTGCACTGAAAACACTTGTAACGAAATAGAAAGAATAACCTGTATAAGCATCTCCAGTTGTATTCATGAAGTTAGCATAATACCAAACATCATTTTGACCTGCAGACAAATCATTATATTCCAAGTTTGTATTGTAAACCTCCAAAGGATTATTTTGGAAGATATAAGTTGAGTCTAAAGAAACAAAATCATTATCTGGGATTGCACCGAAAATTGATGCTGTGTTTCCAGAAGTTGCACCAGAGTCATATACATCTTGAAGATAAGTGTTGAAAAAACCTTGTAGAGTTGAAACGCTACCATCAGTCAATCTGATTTGAGTGTTAAGATTGTTTTCTACACTATCAGGTAAATTTGTTGGGTTAGTAAACGAAATTGTATTTGCAGAAGACGAACCCGTAAAGTTAGCGGTGAATACCGTTCCACTGGATGAACTCAACCCAATTGTAGTTGGGTCCACATTAGCAGTGACACGGATTGACCAAGAAGGTCCCGCATCATAACCTGAAAGACCCAATATTCTTGTTACGAATAATTGGTTTGATTGTTGTAAATATGATTTAGCGATGTAAGCCGCCTCATATTTCGGAATTTGTGTGTTTACAAATTTCACTGGTTCTGTACCACCGAAATAAGCTTGGAATTCATCGTAATTAGTAATGAAAATTGGTTCAAATGCAGGACCTTTAATAGTCTCTCCAACTAAACCTAACGTAGTAACACCTACACTCTGTGCCACGAACGATAAGTCCGTTTCGGAGGTATATACCCCAGGTGATACATAAACTTTTTGATTTGCTTGTGCTGTTGCCATTATTGAGTTATCTTAATGCAGATTTATTTTCTTGATAAATATTCATTACTATATCAAAAAACTTTACTTTTCGATATGTATTTGTAAACAGTAGGAATAAATTCTGCCTTTTTTCTACCATGAAAACAAAGAAAGAAATAAAGAACATAAAAATTGACCCTGCAGTACACGATACACTAAAAAAATACTGTGACAAGCGAGGAATTAAAATCTATAAATTTCTCGAACAACTTATTATGGAAAAGTGTAAAGAAAAGAAGGATATCTACGGGGAGGATTAAACCAGTTTGTTTTCAAAAAGTAAAAAACCCTCGAGAGCAGGATTAACTTTCGTAACCTCGATTCTCAATTCATCATTTGTTGTAATCTGAATTGTTTCAACATCAGACCCATAAAAAAGGTTATTGATGTAAACGTCCCAAGTATCAATGTTTTGATTATCGAGTAAAGTCATATTTGCCGTATATTCAATGTATTCAGACAATATCGTATTTCCTGTAACATACAACCATTTCATTTCAAACTCATCGGGGTTAGGGGGGTACTTTTCTCTTTTCTTTTTTAAAAGTGACGTATCAACTTCCGTTACCAACATATACCTTTGGATGGCAGGCTTAACCTCGAACTCTTCTTCGTCAATCAGATAACCCAACATTGTGAAGTCATAACTCTGAACATAATACTTTCTAGCATCCATCTGCATTTGAGATTCATCCGAGACATTGTTCATGATGATAGGTACATATTGACCTTTTATAAAAGTATAGGCTTGTCTTGATGAAAAAGTCTGCATCACAACTTTGTTGAGTTGGTTTAACTCTCTCATTCTGTTACAAATAATCTTTACACTATAGTTTATATCAACAGGTACGGGTTGAGGAATGGTATAAATGTCCATACCCTGTTCATTTCCATTCCAAGTTGGAACCGAAGCATAATAAAACTGTTTTCTGTTCGGAATTGTGTATTGTAAAGAAGGGTTAGTTCCATACTTAACTTCAGGAACTCTGACAACGGTCATAAAAGGGGGACTTGGATTATAGTCCAAATCAACAAACTTCCATGTTTCAAGATATTGAGACCAGTTTTGAGTTGTCAAAATTCTATCTAATAGAGGAACTATTTTTCCCGCTGTAACGACTTCAAGCTCGGTCTTGGTAAAATCTAACATACCCCTATCCAAATCTGCATGTAAAACAGACTTGGGAAGATAGGTACCATCTTTATTAATATATTCCAAAAGTTGTTCTCTCCTTTCGGAAAGTTCTTTTTTTGGAACTAATGGTAACGTTTTTTTTATTTGTTTCGGAAAGGGCATATTAACTTAATACAAATATTTTATTTTTAGAATTTACTAACAAAACCTCTTCGGCGTTAAATATTGGCTCATCTGTGCCTTTCACAACAAAACTGTCGTTTTTGTAAGGATTATAGGTAATCACATCTCCGTAGTCAGGTTCAGAAAAATCTTCACAAGGGTATTCACAATAATCAATCAAGTTACCGATTACAAAGGCATGAACATTTTTTCTTTTTTCTCCCCTCACCCTTTCTTTACCACCTTCTCTCACTCTAAACTCAACGTCATCGAGTTTGACCATATCAGCATACATTATAATTTTTCCGTTGTAGGTGATAGAGAAAGTGTGTTTATGAAGATTATAATAAACCATAACTCTTTTTCCTTCAAACAAGGAATTGAATTGGGATTCGGATATTACAATTTTCATATTTATTCATACTTTTTTTTCAACTCGGGTAGTGGATAAAAGGTATCGGCATATTTGTCGTAACCTGAACCAAAAAATCTACCAGCATTAATCATTCTTTTCCATCCGTTGAACTGTGTGGTGTAATCCCATAACTTGTCCAAATCTTTCATCTTTCCTGTTTTTTTAAGATATCCTCCAACCAACCCTCCAGTTCTATCCGCACCATGTGCACAGTGTATAAGAGTATTACCCTTTTGTAATATTGGAGTCACAGCATTCAATGAACCAACATAACCCTCACCGTACTTATATCCCATGTGTGACCTAATAGGTTCGAATTTACAATTCAAAGATTCGCAAATTTTTTGTTCATCACTTCTAGATAATTTTTTACTATTTTCTCTGTGATAAGAATCGTTACCATCACCATTCAGACGAATCACATTTTTGATATTATATTTTTTTATAACGGCAGCTAATTCTTCCGCAGGTAATTGAGCTGAACGGAAATTGTTTTTTCCATCGGGGATTTGATGAAAATTATATTTAGACTTCAAATCTTTAGAAATCTCAACTTGATTTTTTTCAGATTCTTCGTCGTCCCCAACACCAAATTTTTTCTTCAATTTTTCATAAGCATCATCACCCAATACATCTTTTAATTTATCAGCTAAAAAATCAATTAAGCCTTCTGTAACGATGACCATTTTATCACCTTCTTCGTTGAGAATAAACTTTGTCATATTCCTTTGAATTCATTTTCACTTACATAAGTGGCAACTATAGTTCTATAGAATGGTTTATATCCACCGTAAGTGTGTTTATTGTCGGACCTTACATATCCATCATCTGATACCACATAATATCTTACTCTATC